ACTTTATCTTTTACGCTAATCCATGCTTCAAGTTCTTTCGCTGGTGCTGCGTTTTCACAAACTTGCTTTGTGTCTAGTGCTTCTTTGCAGGCGTTACGCACTTTATCTAAATCAATGTATTTATCAATCCTATATAAATCATACTCACCAATGTCTTGATGCAATTCAAATTCATCAAGCGTATCAATCGCCATCTTTAATGCTTCTTGTGTTTGCTTATTCATTACTTTTCCAATCGTATCTTACCAATTAAAAAACCTGCGCTAGGAATATCTAAACTATCTTTTAGCCACATTTCTGAACCTTTATAAACATAAAGATAATCTTCAGGTTGTTCTAGTGCTTCTTTGCAGGATTGGATTTTATCTCGATGGTCTTTTACTTCGCCTTCCAAGTCCCACTTATCTTGAAAATACTCACTTGCATAAGCCGGCCATCCTTGCAAATCATCAAGACATTGTTCATAGCCTTCAATCGCCATCTTTAAAGCGTTCTCTGTAGAAACAGCTCCTGTTTCATCTTTATTCATATTTCTCTCCTAAAATAATGGATTATCCCAATCAGGATGGTCTTTTGGTAACTGTGGCGCTTGAGGAGGATAAGGCAAAGCTCCCTCGGCAGGGTACGACACGAACCTTACCACTTCGCCTTCCTCGTCATAAAACGCCCATTTATACATCATCGTATTCATTTATGCTAAAAGCCTTAATTGCCCACATACAAAATATGATACCAACAAACATTCCAAGTAGAAAGCTAAAACTGTAGCACAAAATATATTGAATTACTGTATCCATTTACCACTCCAAAAAATCAGATACTTGTGTATCTGTTTCATGAGGCTGGGTGCATCCTTTGCACTTATCATCAGACCATTTATGTTCATAGTGACATTCTCTAGTAAACAAAAAAGGCCATTTCACACTGATATATTGTGGTGATGTAACTTCATCATGTTTGCACCAATCAGGACTCACATCACTATGGCATCCGTATTTCATAAGTCCTCAACGCTAATCAATAATGATGGAGAAAATTCCATATTATCGTCAGGCAAGTAACTATTTCCAGCCAGGTCATATGGCGTTTCTCTGCGACTGATGTGATTGTTCGGATGCAATAAATACCTTTCTCCAAGATTCTCTTTAGCAACTTCGATTCGCTCATATAGCTCTGCCAATTTTTGTGGGTCTGTTGTCAACATAATTCTCTCCTAGAAAATTGGGTACTTTCAAGGTTGCATGAATGTGACGAGCATCCATCTTGATTTCCCCACTCTAACTGTCGTGTAAAAAGTTAGATAAAATGTAGCAACATTGCTACGCTTATTAGAACGGAATAGAATCCGAATCTAATTCTTCTGCTGTCTGTGGCTGATAACCATTAGACTTTGCATTCTCTTGTGCAGGTCTTACATATGTATCTGCACTCACAACAATTCGCACTGTATCGTTATAGTTCCAACCTGCGATTGATATTTTACCGCCAGTTGCAACGATAGCGTCAATAGTCGCATCGTCTAGTTGAATGTTGCTACGATAATCAGGTGCTTTCTCAGACTTCTTGCCCTTTACTTTATTCAAGAATCCTGAGTTGTAATATATCTTGTCAGCCATTATTTCTTCTCCTTAAATGCTTTTAGTGTACTACGAGTTTTAGAATCTAATAAAGCCCAAATAGCAACTTTTTCTTCATTTTCTAAAGTTTCCATATTGCTGCAAGCTGTGGCTACATCGCCTGATTTAACAAGCTCCGTTATGTCCTCAGCAAACTGATGAATCAGCTCTTTTTCTGCTGCACTAAAGTTTTCTAGTGCGCCAGCAGTTGGTGTTATGGACTGTGTAGGTGCATGAACCTTGTTATCATCTGGCAAGTCTTCGCCAGCATAAATGTATATTCCAAGACCAAACATTGCTAAATTTTTTACTAAACAGCGCATTATTGTTTTGTTTACATCAAACATATCAAATGCTTTTACTAACTTAGTCCCATATTTTGTATCATATTGATAATCTACTGCTTTCATTGCATTATTAGCCCCATCCATAACAGGAAGCCACATTTCATGAGTTATTCCATCAGCAGTAACTTCTGTGTAAACCATAACTCCAGCCGCAGTTTCAAAGTAAGGAATCCCAACATCAGATTTAATTACTTTATATGTAGCATCAGGGTAATGTTGTTTAAAAATATCCCATGCCCATGCCCATGATAAATATGACAGACCATTCTTTTTCTCAATGTGGTCGTTTACATTGATTTTGCGTATTTCAGCGTAGTTCACGATTCGTAATCCTCCATTTTATCCCTAAGAATCAGCTTAAGCGTTTCTTCCATCTCCAACGCTTGAATCAATGGTAGCACATCGTTTCCTAACCACACAACTTTTTGTATATCAATCTCAATGTACTCTGATTCAAGGTCACCAAAGTACACAGCAGATACATCTAGCTCGTACTCTACAACAAGCTCAAGGTCGTTCACTTGAAGCGTGGTAATCATAATATTACTCCTATAAATAATCCTACTGCAAAACAAACAAAACAATATATTCCCACATCACATCTTTTAATCATTCTCTGTCTTCTCGGTGGTATATACATTATTGCTCTCCTCATCAATAATCATCCATGTTTTCTTGCCAATCTTAATTGCTTTGAGCTTGCCAGCTTCGCATAAGTATCTTACCCAACGCTCTGACTTGCCCATAATCTTTGCTTGCTCTGCTACTGATAGTGCGTTCATTCATCCTCCAGTTTAATTTTTCCTATGTATTCCATGTCTTTAGTTGCGTAGTTTTTATCTGATGTAATATTTATTCCACCTATATCTTCATACACATACAAATATTGTGGCTTTTTAGATTGTGGCTTGACGCGGTATTTATAAAATGTTGTATCCCAATCAGGTTGTTTTTCTTTATCACAATCGTACCAAGTAGGGTTTGCAATATATCTTATGTCAGCCCATTCAATCTCTGCACCATCAGCCCATGCTTTAATTTCTTTTGCCCATTTATGTGGTTTCATGTCATCTCCTAAAAAAATAAATCTTTTCGCAGCGAGAAGCCATCAAAGTTTTAGCGTATCTAGGTCTAATCTTCATGGTTTAATAAATCTTTTTGTGGATTATTTCCAAGTATTTCAAACAACACAGCTTCAAGCATATTGTCATATCTGCTAATTCCAGAACCATCAATTGAATCTGCCAAGCCTATCCATTGTGCAACTCTCTGTGGCGTGTTTACTCTTCCAACATGAACCCACTTATCCAACATTTTTGCTACTTTGCAAGCGTTGATAGCTTCGCTAGATACTTTAAATGCGTCTGAACCGCCAACAAAAACAGCATCGACTCTATTCCAGTCAATTGTGAAATTTCCTATTCCATCTTGTAAAACTAGAGCTGTTGGCAATGGTTTGATTTCTTCGTAGAATTGGTCAAACAATTCTAATGTTCGCCTAGCATCACCAACGATGTCAGGAGCGCATACAAAGACAGGTAAGTTATCTTTTGCTTCAGCTAACAATCTGCGCCAAGTCTTTTTTTCAAACTTTGAAAAGCAACCATTGTCTAACCCATAAACTTGACCACTTAACGCATACCCAGTAAGTGGAGTTCTTAATTGACCAAAGTTGTAATTGTATTTTTTACAATACTTATGAATTTTAGCTGGGGAACAATCTAACATTATCTTCATGGTTTAAATGTTATATATAGTTAAACACGCGGTCAACCGACTCGCCTTTTTTAATTCCACTAATTCACCTGCCCATTTATGTGGTTTCATTCCAAGGTTTCCTCAAACATTTCTTCAAGTTTTGCAAGATTATCTAACACATAGTCTTCGTTATGGTAGCCATTATCTATGCACCATGCCCAAAACTTTTCTTGATACTCAGGACTGTCAATATCGTATTCCATGATTACTCCCATTTAAAAATTTTGCTTGCAATCTCAGCTACTACTAAAACTGATAAAAAGAATATCAGACCACCAATCAAAATCAATGCGTTCTCAATCATTATAGATTCTCCTCTACATAGCGTTCCATCTCAGATGTAATCATCTTGCCTAGTGACTTAGCATATGTCAATAATTGTTCAGAAGTCCCTGAATAATATGCTACAGCGATGTTTTTAATTACTGCATTAACAGCTTGAAGGTCGTACTCATAAGCAAAGTCAATAAAGTCACCTGCATCAGTATTATCAAAAAGCTCTAACATCCCATCATGGATACGCTCCTCAAGCTCATCAATAGGGTCAATCTCATGTGGGTTGTTATGATAGTATTCGGTGTAATCACTCATTTTTCTCTCCTATTTAAACATCCAAATTTTATTTGGCATAATACAGAATTTTATTCCATCATTTTTAGATGATAAAAACCCTTTTTTATCACTAAAAAGTTGTTTTACTACTTTATCTGTAAAAAGTATTACGCCAAACTTTGTATCAGCATTTAACCATAATGTTGTCTTCATTTTTCTCTCCTAAAATGAACTGCGTTATTGCAGTTGATGTGTGCATATTATTCCTGTATCGGAATCATGTCAACAACTATTTGCATTTTATTTTTAAATTGTTGCAAAAAACACAATAAATATTTTTTATTATACTTTCTATGCTTTTGTGCTATATTAGCAACTGAGGCTAGCTCGACGGAGCGAAAAGGAAGGTATCCCACCTCTCTCCACACTTCCCTGCCTCACCTTATTGACTTTTGGAGAGATTTGTGGTAGAGTTATGAAAAATTGGGCTGATAATCCAATTTTCCTAAAGAAAAGGCGGTCATGATGCAAAAATCAATACAGTATCTTTTTAATGGCGGAAGTAAGTATTATCCGCTTGCCTTTTCACGGTTATTACTTTCTGGCTTATCACCAGACCGCCACTGAAAGGGTATTGTATGCACTATTATTCTTTTAACATAGCAGACTACCGCAAAGATACATCACATCTGTGTCCTACAGAACATTATATCTATAGATTTCTGATTGATTGGTACTATCTTGATGAATCACCAATACCTAAAGAAACCCAGCAGGTTATTCGTAGGTTAGGACTAGGTTCTCAGGATATTCAATATTTACTGAATGTTCTCAATGACTTCTTTGAATCCACTGAAAATGGCTATATTCACAAAAGAATAGAGAAGGAAATATCTGCTTATCATGACAGGGCGCATACAAGTCGAGTTAATGGGAAGCTAGGTGGGAGGCCGAAGAAAACCCAGCAGGTTAATTTCGAAAACCCAACCAATAACCAAGAACCAAAAACCAATAACCATGATATATGTATTGAGTGCTTAAATTATCTCAATCATAAGACAAAGAAAAACTTTAAACCTGTCAGAACAAATTTGACATTTATTGATGCTAGGTTAAAAGAAGGTTACTCTAAAGAGGATATTTTTCGCGTTGTTGACATTAAAACAAGTCAATGGCTAAATGACCCAAAGATGAATAGTTATTTAAGACCTGAAACATTATTTAACGCTACAAAGTTTTCATCTTATGTTGCAGAACAACCAATTAAGAGAGGATTAGTAAATTGATAGTAAGACCAGGAGAGATGTTTTTAGATGTGCAGCGCATCTATGACGAGGGGATTGGTCAAGGTCATTCTACAGGGTGGGAGAATGTAGATGAGTTTCTGACGATTAAACCTAAACAACTAACAATCATTACAGGTATGCCATCACATGGTAAATCAGAATGGTTGGATGCTTTATGTGTAAACTTGGCTAGACTGCATAAATATCGCATATGTTTCTTTAGCCCTGAAAACCACCCATTAGAGATGCATTGCAAAAAGATTATTGAAAAGATAGCTAGAAAGCAGTTTTGGGGCAAAGAGCGCATGAATGATGATGAGATGATGAAAGCGATGGAAACAGCAGACAAATACTTCTCATTCGTCAAGATTGATGAAACATCGTTTAGACCAACTGACATTATTAACGAAGCATTACCATGGTTAGATGCAACAGGATTAACATATCCTAAAGCTCTAGTTATTGACCCATGGAACGAGATGGACCATAGCAGACCATCAGGATTGAGCGAAACAGAATACATATCGCAGACTCTGACTGTATTGCGTAAAGCAGCTAGAGATTTTAATGTGCATTTATTTTTGGTTGCACATCCAATGAAGCTACAAAAACAAGCTGACGGAAACTATCCAGTGCCAAAGCCATATGACATCAGCGGTTCTGCTCACTGGTATAACAAAGCAGACAACGCTATTGCTATATGGAGAGATGTTGTAAATCAGCCAGAGCGTACTGAGGTTCATATTCAAAAGGTGCGTTTCAATAGTAATGGACATCCAGGAATGTCTGAGTTATATTATGATTACAAACGATGTAACTATGTAACAAAAGAGAAGTTCTATAATTCACTTTAGGAGAGAAAAGATGAAATACTTAATAGCATTGCTTTTAGCATCAAATGTAGCAACAGCAGGAACTATTGTTGTATTGCCACCATTGCCTACAACACCACCACCACAACCTGTAGTGATTGTGCCACCTATTACACCAGGACAGCCAATTATCTATCAGCCATATGATACAGGGAGATTGGTGCGATGAATGATAAACAAATGTTCGACTTTGCTGATGATGTAATGCTTGAAGCATATCAAGATATATCACCGCTTCCAAAAACAACAGAGCGGATTATCAAGCATGCTATCGTGTTCAAGTTACGCACATTAGACAAGGCAAAGAAAAAGCCTGAGAATACTGTTACTAAGCAAGATGTGGCTTTTAAGATGTTCAGTGAAGGCAAGACTCAGACTGAAGTTAAAGAAGCGCTAAGAGTTGTAAAGTCAACAGCTCATATGTACTATCATAAGTGGAAAACACATATGGATAAACAGCAAAAGGCAGAAAAGCCTGAAGCATGGTACAAAGAAAAGTATCCAAACTTGCCTGATAACTTCTATCAAGCGTTGGCTAAAGGTATTATTGATGAATCAAGTATCCGTCAAAATAGGATGAAATAAAATGCCTACAATGAGC